ATCTGTTTGTTTTTGTTAGTATTAACCAAACCCAACCTGAACCAAATCTATCTAAAGCAACCTTATTAAATTCTTCTTTAAACTTATCAAAAGAACCATATTGTTTAACAATTTTATCATAAACTTCGCCATTTGGTTTTTGTTTTTTTGGTGATAACATCTTCCAAAACAATGCGTGGTTAAATGCCCCACCGGCATTATTCCTAACTTTGGTGTCAAACTTACTTATGGATTTTACAATATCCTCCAAGGACATTTCACCTTTTTTCTTTGACAAAGCATCATTCAATTTTTTAACATAACCTTTGTAATGTTTATTATAATGAATATCCATTGTTTCAGGATCAACAAATCTTTTAATAGCCGAATAAGAATATGGTAATTTATCTATACCAAATTCTTTCATTTCCGTTAAAAATTTTTGTTGGATGGTTTCTTTTTCAGAAAGGATGATTTGTTCTGAAAGTATGTCAAGTTTGTTTACAATACTTTTAAACCCTTCAAAAATCTCTTTATCATATTGGGGGTAAGATTTCTCAAACATTTTAATCAATCTTCCGGCAAACGCATTTGCCTCATCTTCATTTCTTCCACCGATATCAGGACCTTTTTCTCTGTTAAGAACTCCGTGTTGGTATTCGTGAACCCATTCGTGAGCCAAGGTTCTCATAATATCCCTATTCAATCTTCCTTTAGATAATACCTTAAGAGTGTGTTCGGTGGTTCTACTGCCCGTAGTCATTCCACCAATTCTTTCTCCCGTAAAAATAATCTCAATTTGATGTTTTAAAGGGTATTCTTTATTTAAGAACTTGATAAAATCCTCAAATAATTTATAATCTTTTTTGGGGATATCCGAGTTTTGATGTTTAATTGACGCTTTCATTATCAATAAATATCATTTAAATGGAAGTTTTACTTTCTTCTATTTATTGAGTTTAATATTTCCTCAACAATATCACCACCATTCTCAAGTAAATCATCCCCCATAACGGTATTTATAATTTGTTTTTTCCTGTTAAGGATGTCATAAATCGCTCCCTCAATGGTATTATCAAACAATGGATAATAAACAAGAACATTATTTTTTTGTCCATAACGATATGCTCTATCTTCCGCTTGTGCGTGTTCTGCAGGAACAAAAGATAAATCATTCATTATTACAACCTCGGCAGATGTTAATGTTAACCCAACACCCGCAGCTTTAAGATTCCCAACAAATACCTTAATTTTTTCATTCTCTTGGAATTGATCAACCGCATACTGTCTTTGGGGTTTTGTACAACTACCGTCCAAATAAACCGATTGTTTTCCAAAATGATTATGAATCATTTGTAATGTATCTGTAAAATTTGTAAATATGATAACTTTTTTACCTTGTTCAATTATATTCTCAACAAATTCAATTGTGTGTTTAACTTTTTCGTTAGCAATGATTTTTCTAACTTTCATCAATTTACTAAACTGAACCGTCAACGATGAAGATTCGTCGGTTTTATTCTCATACCAATCATAATATTCTCCCATCATTTCTTCATAATCTCTTGATGACAATCTTAAATAAACTGGAGAAATAATTTTTTCAGGTAAATCAAGGACATCTTCTTTCAATCTTCTTAATGTTTGTTTTGAAGTTCTATCTCTTAACTCTTCAAGATTTGACGCTCCTTGAACATTCCACACTTTTCTTTTACCTGCCATAAATTGATAACCTTGACAGTATCGTATTACGTAAGCCATCCAGTTTTGTGCGACCGGACTTTCAATGATATTCAAAAGATTGTAATAATTTATAGGACGGGATGTCATTGGTGTTCCCGTTAATAACCATACTCTTTTAATATCTTTAACAAATGAATTAATAATTTTAGTTCTTTGTGCTTGAGCATTAGATATCATATGTGCCTCATCTAAAATAACCAAATCAAAATTACTTTGGAATAGTAATGATGAATCTCGTTTCTTCGGATCGGCATCGTGAAAGTTTTTTAGAATATCATAATTAATAATTACAAAATCATCTTCAGTTGAAAACTTTTTACCCTCACAAATGTATACACTACGATCGGTATAGTTCTCTATTTCTCGTTGCCAATTAATTTTTAAAGATGCCGGACAAATAATTAAAATTTTGTTTGCTCCCGTTTCTAATGCTGCAATAATCGTGGAAGTTGTTTTACCAAGTCCCATATCATCCGCAAGAATAAATCTTTTGGAACCAACTAATTTTTCAATTGCTTCTTTTTGGTGTGTGAGTGGTGGACGATGATCGTATTTACTATAATCAATATCAACTTTCTCAACGGTATGTGTTTTTATTAATGCGGACTTGGGAACCCAAAATTCCGTTATCTCATCCTTCTCAAAAAATTTACCCCAAATATGATATGACTTTTCTTTTTCAACCAAAAGTTTTTCCACATAAATTTTTTCAGGAACTTCTAATAGATATTTTTCTTCAGCAAATTTTTTCGCAAAGTATGTGTCTAAATCAACCCATTTACGAGCAACTTTTGGTTTGACATCGTGATAAGTATTTATGTAATCAGATTGGGTTCTAGTAGGATAAAATTTCTTACTCTTTTCTTTTTTAGTTTTTAATGATAGAATGTAGTTATTCGCACCTGAATAAACATCAAGTGTTTCTAATGCCTTTTGTTCTATGGTTTTTGATACAATTTCCAAACTAATTAGTTTTTTATAATAATAATCAATATATAGATATTTATCAATAAAACAGTTTTTTATGTCAAATAAAGTACCAATTACGAGATTGGGGAAATTTTTTGGAGAGAATGATTACAATCTTGATATCTCAATGGGTGAAGAATGGTTAGTTGGTGATATGAACTTTACTTGTGTTCTTTATCGTGTTGATAGATATAAAACAAAAACCGATGATGTGTATGGTGAAACTGTTGAGGACGGAATTAAATTCTTACCTCCTATTGAGTTTAATGCGTTTATTCAAGTATCGGCACCTGAAAACAAAATGATGGGTTCTACAAGAATTGATCAGATGGAACCTGGCAATATTAGAGTTTCTGTATATCAAAAAACTTTAGAAGATTTAGAAATTGACATAAATTTTGGTGATTATATTGGTTATTACGAAAGTGAAACTGTTGTTAGATATTATACAGTTAATAATGATGGTCGTGTTGTTTCTGATAATAAACATACATATGCCGGATATAAACCATTTTATCGCACTATTAGTGCATCACCTGTTGGACCAAATGAATTTAGAGGATTATGAGAAAAATGAAAATAATATTATCTGAATCACAGTATTTTGAAATGATGAAATTAGTGAATGAAGAAGAAATTGGTATAATTGATAAACCAACAAAATATACTTATTTAACTGTTAAGCCTTGGGAAAAAGGAACGACTAAAAAATATTTTTTTAATAGTGTTCGTTCTGTTCCTGATAAATTACCAATTCCTGGAAAAATAAAATTAATTGGTAACGCGGGTGAATTTATTTTTGATGAAAAAGATTTAAGAATAAATTTAGAAAAAGAAACTATTAGTGTTGATCAATGGTTATTAAACAAAAATTTTAATCTTAAATCGGAAGCGAATGAACCTCAAAACGCAGGAATAACATCAACTAATATTAGAACCGCATTAAGTTTGGCTTTTCCCGATAAATGGATGTCCGAAGATGATATATATAGTGCCGGATTAAGAGGTGTTTACACCATTGGAGATAAAGTTAATGACGAATCCGAAGATTGGTCAATTATGAATTATTTTGACACAAAGCCAGAAATTCACGATTTGATTTATTTAAGATACCGAGAACAAGAAAGTAATGAAGATATTATTGATTGGATGGCTGACTTGTTTAAAAATGATAAAGAATTTACACAACTTTTGGTTGATAGACAGTGGCAATCAATTGAGAATGGTTTAAAATTGGAGAGAGATTCGGTTAAGTATCTTTTAACTAAATTAAAAGATGCAACCATAACATTTTATCCTCACGGATCAAAAATGGATAGATGGAATGGTGTTGATGTAACAATTAATGGAATAAATTGTCAAGTTAAACCATTATCATCATATTCCGTAAAAGACGGGGTTTACACCGTATACACTTATGGTATGAGAGATTATTCCAAAAAAAAATTAGTCAATAAAATGGTTTTTGCTAATGACAAAGAAATATTAGTGTTTAATAATAAAAATTATTCGGTTAGTTCAAGATCAAAAGTTATTTTTAATGAACCACCAAAAATAGTAAAATAAAATGGGATTACCAAAAAAAATAAAAAAAACATTACCACTAACTCAATCTAAAACCTTATACCCAAGAAGGGAGGAACTTAAGGAAATGATTGAGAGAGATGGGACTTATTTACCGAAATCGTTATTGCATGCCGATTTGGATAGAGGTTTTTTAGATTTTGTTAAAGACGAATTAAAATGTGTTGTTGAAGGTAAAATAGTTCCTATGGTAGACATTTTAATTTCCACTCAAAATTGGAGTCAGTTTGTTGAAACTTGGAATTTCCAGAACATAGATAAAAACGCCGAACCCCCATTCATTACGGTTATTAGAACTCCTGAAGTAAAATACGGGACAAACCCGGCATTAAGATATAATATTCCAAATAGGAGACAATACTATTATGCTCAAGTTCCTACTTGGGATGGACAAAGACACGGTATGGACATTTATAAAATTCCACAACCAGTACCTGTTGACATAAAATATACCGTTGCAATTATTTGTAATAGAATGAGGGAACTAAATAAGTTCAATCAAATTGTTCTTGAAAAGTTTTCATCAAGACAAGCGTATCAAAATATTAAAGGACACTACATTCCAATAGTTAATGATGAAATTACCGATGAATCAGTTTTAGATCTTGAGAAAAGAAAAGTTTATATACAAAAGTATTCATTCACTATGTTAGGATTCCTTATTGACGAAGAAGAGTTTGAGGTTCAACCAGCGGTTACAAGAATATTTCAAATGTATGAGGTTGATACTCAAACAAAAAAACGAAAACCGAAAAAAGAAGAACCAATCCCACCTTCAACATATATTACAACATATCCCGATGGGGTTCTTGATTCAACTCAAACATTTGAATACACAGTAAATTTACATTTAACTAACACTTACAATGTTGATAGTTTTAGTGTATATGTGAATGGAGATTATTATGGAGACGGTTTGGATGAAATTCAAATTAATACTAATGATATATTAACTATATCAGTTATTAAAACAAATCCGTCAGAGGAAGGTAGATTAGAGTTTAGTCAAACCTATTTATAACTATTCCCCGTAGATATCTTTTTTTTCTTTACACTTTTCAATGATTAGGTTTTCTAAAAACCTATACATTTTAATCCCACGCTTATCACAATACTTCTTTAGTATATCGTGTGACTCAACAGAAATCTTCAGATTCTTTATTTTTTTAGGTTCTTCTTTCATAGGTAGAATAAAGGTAGAATAAAATCTCACCAAAATATAAATACTTTATTAGAAGTAAAGTTTTTGCTAAAATCACCAATATTTATATATAAAAATAAATCTATAAACAAAAAAAAACAAAATGGCAACTAACAGTAAAGTATTTGTATCACCAGGTGTATATACTTCAGAAGTTGATTTGAGTTTCGTTGCTCAAAGTGTGGGTGTAACCACGCTGGGTATTGCGGGTGAGACATTAAAAGGTCCCGCATTTGAGCCGATATTCATTAGAAACTTTGATGAATTCACAACATATTTCGGCGGTACTTCTCCTGAAAAATTCGTAAATACTCAAATCCCTAAATATGAGGCGGCATACATTGCGAAGGCGTATTTACAACAATCAAATCAATTATTTGTAACAAGAGTCCTTGGATTGTCGGGTTACGATGCGGGTCCATCTTGGTCAGTAGTAACCGTTGCAAATGTTGATCCAACAACTATTGGGTTTGATTGTGCAAGTGGGGAAACAGTTGATTGTGTTTTTGAATGTACTTCAGCACAGACAATTGATTTCATCGTTCCTTTTAGTGGATGTAATAACACAGATAGTTCAGTTAATTTCTTAAGTGATTTCCCTTCGGTTATACAAACTATGTTAACAGAACAATACCGACAATTTGATGGAGGTACCTCATCAATTGATAATGATATTACTAATAGTATTTTTAGTATCTTAACTTTAGATGACCCAACTACTGGTTTAACTATTGATTATTTTGGTTCAATTGATCCTGATGATTATTCAGGATTTACAAACCCAACATTCTCGGCGGGAACACAAAACAACAGATTTGATGTACCTTCAGTTGATTTGGCTCAAACTGATTTAACATCCCCTTTAAATGATTCTTGGTATTACGCATTATTTGATAATACAGGTAACGGAAATTACACAGGGTTCTCATTCTATTCTTATATTGATAATGTGGGGGTAACAACAACATCATCTAATTGTGCATCATTCTATTCATTTAGTGTCGGTGGTTCAGTTTTACTTTTTGAAGGTGTTATTTCAGGAGGTACTGGATATGTGGACGGGTCAGGATTAGGTACAACAACAATAACAGGTGTCGGTGCCGGATTAACGTTGGAAATTTCAACCGATGGAGGATCTGTTTTAGGTGCAATTACTAATTGTGAAGGTTCGGGATATGAAGTCGGAGACATTATTCAAATAAATCAAGGGGGTTCAGGTGAGGATGCTTATTTAACAATTGAAAGTATTGGTACAACAACTGATGGTGTTATAAATTATAACACAAACACAATTAGCGTATGTTTACCTTCAGGAACATCCTCTTGTATATTATCTACTTTAGTTCCTACATTCAGTGCTTGTACTAGTAATGTAGTTGCTAATTCTGTAACACAATTAAGTGGAGGAACTACAATTGATTTTTCTTCAGGTTCTAATGTATATACACTAACTTCGGAAGACGGGTCAATAACAACAACTTGGACTGTTAATGTTTATGAATTTGATCCTTGTGCGGTTTGTCCGGGTGACACAGGTGGTAATCAAAATATTGGTGAAATTACGACTTGTTATTCAGGTGATGTAATCGGTAAAGTTTATTTATACACAGGTAATTCATTCACAGATTATGATGATTTGGTTGTAACAACATTAAGATCTAGAGGTATCTCTACTTATGTTGATGGAAATAACCCAACTTGGGAAGTAACAGGAATTACCGATGTAACTCTTGATATGACAGGTCCTTATTCAGGTGTGTCTAAAAACCCATACTTACCATTTGTTGTTAATGTAACTAACTATCAAGGTGAATCATTCTCGTTTGAAACATCAATGAGCATTTCAGATGCGAAATATGTGTCTAAAGTATTTGGAACAAGTAATTTTGGTAAACCAAGAACAACAGTTCCATTAATGGTGGAAGAAAGATTCCAATCATTATTAAATTATGCGTACAGACAAGGATATATTAGAGGATTGAATTCTCAATTAATTTCACTTGATTCAGCACAAAGTCAAAGTTCAACATCTATTGGTTGGTATTTGGATAGATATCAATCACCAAGTTCTCCTTGGGTTGTATCTGAAGTAAGAGGTAGTAAAGTATACAACTTATTTAAGTTCTACACAATTGCCGACGGTAATGATGCAAACACAAGTGTTAAACTTTCAATTTCAGACATCTCATTCGCTAACCAAACATTTACCGTATTAGTTAGAGATTACTATGATACAGATTCTACACCAACAGTTATTGAGAAATTCACTAATTGTTCAATGGATCCAAGTCAAAATAATTTTATTGCTAAAAAAATCGGAACTTTAGATGGTGAATACGAATTGAATTCTAAATACATTATGATTGAGATAAATGAAGATGCACCTATTGATTCCCTACCTTGTGGTTTTGAAGGATTTAACTTCAGAGAATATTCAGGAGCAAAATCTCCATTCCCAATCTTTAAAACTAAATACGATTTCCCTGGAGAAGTTATTTACAACCCACCATTTGGTTTACCAACAGGAGGAGATAACGCAACAACGACAGGTGGTGACAACATTAGAAGAACATATTTAGGTATGTCTAACTTCTGGGGTTACGATCCAGATTTCTTTGAGTATGTTGGTAAAAGAAACCCAATCTCAACTTGTGATATTGAAGGTGGACAATGGTCTTACAGAACAAGAGGATTCCATATGGATAAAAATGCTAGTGGAATTACTATTGGAAGTGCGTTCTCAACAAGTGGAACACCAAGATTCTATGTGGGTGATGCACCATTTGCTTCAGAACCAACAAATGAAACAAGTCCATACTACAGATTATTCTCAAGAAAGTTCACTTTGTTTGTTCAAGGAGGATTTGACGGATGGGATATCTATAGAGAACATAGAACAAACAGTGATAGATATGTATTGGGTAGAACAGGATTCTTAAATGGTTCTTGTCCTACAGACAGATACCCAACTGCATCAGGATGGGGAGCGTTCAAACAAATTTCTATCGGTGACGGAACAAGAAATTGGGCAAACACCGACTACTACGCATACTTATTGGGTATTAGAACATTTGCAAATCCTGAAGCGGTTAACATCAATGTGTTTGTAACTCCTGGTATTGATTATGTAAATAACTCTGATTTGGTTGGTGATGCAATTGAGATGATTGAGTTTGAAAGAGCTGATTCATTATATATTACAACAACACCTGATTACGATTTATTCTTACCAACAACAACAGGACAAGATGGATTAATCTATCCTACTGAAGCGGTTGATAATTTAGACACTGCGGGTATTGACTCTAACTACACCGCAACTTACTACCCTTGGGTATTAACTCGTGATACTGTTAATAACACTCAAATCTATATTCCTGCAACTGCAGAGGTGACAAGAAACTTGGCGTTGACAGATAATATCGCATTCCCTTGGTTCGCAGCGGCGGGTTACACTCGTGGTATTGTAAATTCGGTTAAAGCTCGTAAGAAGTTGACTCAAGAAGATAGAGATACTTTATATGTAGGTAGAATTAACCCAATCGCAACCTTCTCTGATGTTGGTACCGTAATTTGGGGTAACAAAACTCTACAAGTTAGAGAATCCGCACTTGATAGAATCAATGTTAGAAGATTGTTATTACAAGCTCGTAAATTGATTTCTGCAGTTTCTGTGAGATTGTTATTCGATCAAAACGACGAACAAGTAAGACAAGATTTCTTAAATGCAGTTAATCCAATTTTAGATGCAATCAGAAGAGACAGAGGTTTATATGATTTCCGTGTGACAGTTTCAAGTGATACTGCCGATTTAGACAGAAATCAAATGACAGGTAAGATTTACATCAAACCAACTCGTTCACTTGAGTTTATTGATATCACTTTCTACATTACTCCAACAGGAGCATCGTTTGAGAATATCTAATAAAAAGAATAATAAAAGAATAATAAAAGAAAAGGGAGATAAATTCTCCCTTTTTTTATTTGTCTAATATTTATTAATATGAATTATAGTGTTTTAACAAGACAAATCATTAATGAGATGATTAATGAAGTTGAGGAAAAAAAATACGGTTTAAAATATTATGCGTTTGATTGGGACGACAACCTGATGAAAATGCCGACTCAAATTATTTTAATGAGTGAGGACGGAGATGAGGTTGGTATGTCAACAGAAGATTTTGCAGAATATAGAACTGAAATTGGAAATACTCCTTTTGAGTATGAAGGAAAAACTATTGTCGGATTTGGTAAAGATCCGTTTAAATATTTTAGAACCGCTGGTGACTCAAAATTTATGAAGGATATAGAAACCGCACCATTAGTTAGAGGTCCTTGGTCAGATTTTGTTGAGGCGATTAATAACGGTTCCGTGTTTTCAATTATCACCGCAAGAGGACACAATCCAAACACCCTTAAAAAAGGTGTGTTAAAATTAATTTTAATGGGTAGAGGTGGACTAGACAAAGAAAAACTTGTGGAAAGCCTTATTAAATATAGGGAGATTATGGGATTGAAACCGGTTACCGATGAAAATTGGTTAATTAGGGATTATCTTGATAGATGTAAATTTTATCCTGTAAGTTTTGGGGAAGGTTCCGCAACCAACCCGGAAGAAGGGAAAGTTAGAGCGATGGAAGAATTTATTAAATATGTTAAAAGAATGTCATTCAGATTACAGAAAAAAGAATATCAACTCATAAATGATATTAGTAATAATTTTGTTCCGGTAATGCCTATGGTAGGTTTTTCAGATGATGATATAAGAAATGTTGATGTAATGAAAAAACATTTTGAAAAGAAACCAGATAATATATTAAGAACTTATCATACTAAAGATGATGAAAAAACTATGCTAGAGGGACTAGTTAAGAGAACAATATTAAAAATTAAATCAAAGTAAATAGAAAAAATTTTACAACGATATATTTATATATAAAATAAACAAAAACTTAAAAGAAAAAAATTATGGCTGATTTGTTAATGAAAATGCCAGTTCCTTACGAACCGAAAAGACAGAACCGATTTATAATAAGATTCCCATCTTCATTGGGTATAAATGAATGGTTTGTTGAGAGTGCATCTAGACCATCTATCAAAGTCAATTCAACTGAAATACAATTCCTAAATACTTCAACATTCGTTGCTGGTAGATTCAATTGGGATCCAATTACGGTTAAATTCCGTGACCCTATTGGACCATCTGCGGCACAAGCATTGATGGAGTGGGTTCGTTTGTGTGCAGAATCGGTAACAGGTCGTATGGGTTATGCTGCGGGTTATAAAAAGAATGTTGACATTGAGATGTTAGACCCAACAGGTGTTGTTGTTGAGAAGTGGATATTAGAGGGAACATTTATGACGGATGTTAACTTTGGTACATTGTCTTACTCACAAGATGCTTTGGCGGACATCAGTGCTACGCTTCGTATGGATCGTTGTATATTGGTATACTAGAATTTTAATACATATAAAATTAATCCCGTATGGTTTATTCCGTATGGGATTTTTATTTACAAAATTTTACCATTAGTTATCTTTTTAACAAAAAGAAATTATGGAAAACAATGTTAACGAATATGGGCAAATGGATTTTAATTTACCCCACGATGTTGTAAAATTACCTTCAGGTGGGATTTTTTACAAATCAAAAAAGAAAAGTGTTAAAGTTGGTTATTTAACCGCATCTGATGAAAACACCCTTTCAAATATTAACCCAAACAAATCAATTAGAGAAAGTATTGTATTACCTTTATTAAGAAATAAAGTATATGAACCGGATTTAAGACCTGAAGATATGTTAGATGGTGATATTGAAGCATTAATGATATTTTTAAGAAACACATCATTTGGACCTGAATATAATTTATCTGTTAAAGATCCTGAAACTAATAAACCATTTGAGGTTTCAATACTATTGGATGAATTAAATATTAAAAAAGTTGATGTATCTCCTGATGATAATGGGTATATTACAACCACATTACCAAGAAGTGGTAATTCCGCCAAACTTAAATTTTTAACAATTAGAGATTTAATTGAAATTGATGAAATTATTGATCAGTATCCTGCCGGTAGAATACCACCATCTCACACAATACGATTAAACAAAATGATTATCAGTATTGATGGAAATGAAGATAAAAATTTTATTTCAAAATTCGTTGAAACAATGCCAATTATGGATTCAAAACACATTAAAAAATTTATGTTGGATAATGAGCCAAGATTGGATTTAACTAAACAAGTAATCGCCCCGTCAGGAAAAAAAGTAATGGTAGACATTTCTTTTGGGGTGGAGTTTTTTCGCCCTTTCTTCTAACCACTCTAAAAATTTATTAGACGAATTTTATTTTATGGCAAAATTTTTAAGAACGTCTTATCATGAGTTCTTAAATCTACCTACTTACATACGTAAGTATTTAATTGATAAAATCATTGAGGATCATAAAACTGAATAAAAAGTATTTATCAAATAAACAATATTCATGCTTGTAGATAAAGAAAGTACTACGGAATCCGCGTCAACCTCAAAATTCTCTCCAACAGAATTTGATGCTGCAACACAGATTGCGGCATTTTGGGACAAACCAACAAATGTTTTAAATCAAATTCTTGATGTTATTGGCAATGCTATTGGTCCCGAATCACTTGGAAAAGCGGTTGCGGATTTAGATCAAAAATCAGCGGCTTTAATACAAACACTTGGGGTTGGTAATAAAAGAGGACAAGAACTTACACTCACTATTGCCGACACAATACCAAAATATTTAGAATTAGGTTTAAAGGCTGACGATGCGGCTGCGGATTATGTTAAATTAATTGATACGTTTAACACTAATATGACCCTTACCGACGAAACATTAGTTAATTTAGCGGCAACCGCTAAAGTTACAAGAATGGAAGGTTCGGCAATGGCGAAAAGTTTTCAGGATGCTGGTACCCCAATCTCAATGGTTGGTGATAAGATGATGGATGTTGCTAAAGTTGCTAATCAAGCGGGAGTAACGGTTGCCGCAGTATCTGGAGGGGTTGTTAAAAATTTAGACAAAATGAGTTTGTATAATTTTGACAATGGTATCAAAGGTTTAGCCAAAATGGCAGCACAAGCTTCAAGATTGGGGATTGATATGGAAAAAGTTTTTGCGGTTACCGAAAAAGTATTTAACCCTGAAGGTGCTATAGAACTTTCCGCATCATTACAAAGATTAGGCGTTGCGTCAAGTGAGTTGTTAGATCCGTTAAGATTAATGGATTTGGCTCAAAATGATCCCACAGAGTTACAGAATCAAATAGTTAATATGACTAAAGATTTTACTCGTTTTAATGAACAAACTAAATCATTTGAAATACTTCCTGGAGCTAAAAGAAGAATGAGGGAAGTAGCGGATGCTTTAGGAATGACGGGATCTGAATTTTCAAAGATGGCGTTAAATGCCGCTAATTTTGATATGAAACTTAAACAAATTAAGTTTTCGCCTGATGTTAAAGAGGAGGATAGAGAACTTGTTGCAACTATGGCTCAATTTAATAAAGGGGGTGTTGCCGAAGTTAAGATTCGAGAGATGAAGACAAACGAGAAAGGTGAACAAGAATGGACGGGTGAATATATAACAAAGGCGGTTAGCGAATTAAAAGATGATGATGTTAAAAATTTAAAAGAACTACAGGAATTACAAGGTGAAACAATGGAAGAAATTGCATTTGATCAGTTAAGTCAGTTAGTTGCTTTAAATGGTTCTTTTAATAAATTATCAACAAGTTTAACATATGGTGCGGCATCAAATAAAAACGTACAAAAAACTTTTAAAAGTGGGATGTCAAGTGCTACAAAATCAATAAAATCTGTTAATGATGAATTTGATACACCTGATGTTAGACAAGGGCTAGATTTAGTAGTGAAAAAAATTGGTAGTGTGTTTGAAAAAATGAACGGTTTGGGGACTATGTTTAAAGATGCGACAAAAATGTTAACCGAGTTAGTTACTAAAATAAGTACTTATATTACTAATAGTAATGGTTCAATTTCAGTTAATGACTTTGAGATTAGAACATTACCCCAAGATAAATTGGTTATGGCTGGAGGAACTAACATTGACGGCTCTAAAAACAGTAATACATCTTCAAATACGGGATTAAATGAAGTTAATATGACACACACATTCAACTTCTCTAATTTACCGAGTTATGTGACTTCAACTGAAGTTGAACGAATATTAAAAGAATATACTCAAAATTCTCAAAACGCCCTTGCAATGGTAAAAGCATCGGGAAATGTTAATAATGGATTGACATCTAAAAAATAAAGGTAATTTAAAAAATACTTTTTAGGTATTTATAGGAAAAGATAAAATATGTCAGAGAGTGTATTATCATTTGCTTCATCGTCTACATTTAGAAATAGTTTAATTGCTAGAAATTTAGCACCTTATCAAGTTCAAGGTGTCTATACACCTCCTGCGGGAAATGTTACATATGAAGTATCACCACTTAATAACAGTAATGTTATTGATTCTCCCGACACATATATCTCAACCAATCAATTTGCCCAACAACTTTATCCGTTAAACGAATACGGACCTGAAGGGGGTTTTATTGGTAAATATACTATACCTGGAGCTCCTTATCCTGTTGAACCAAATAAAGGACCTTATGATCCGACTGACACAATATTAGATTTAGTTAATGAATTTTATATTGATGCGGCGTATATCCAAAACAAATACGGTCCTGAAGGTGGGTATAAAGATTTGGTTATTATAACAGACATTGTTTTATCAGACAAGTATTATCTACCGTATTGGGATCCATCAATATTTGTTCCATCGGTTTATAGTCCATATGAAATTTTAACAAGTAGTAACCCAAACGGATCAAATGGAACTTTATCTCAAGATTCATATCTTGCTAAAATTGGTGCAACACAACTTAAAGCTTATTTTGAAGATAGAATTGCTGCAGAATTAGAACAATTGACTATCGGTTCACTTAACCTTGACACTTTGTCTGATCCATTCAGTGCTAGTTTATTGGCAACAGGGCAACAACCATTCTTTATAAAGAATTGGAAGATTACCGTTCCTGAAAACCCTTTATTGGCTGCAGTTTCATTTGCAAATAGATTATCGGGAACATATTTCCCAGTGTCATTTATTCCCGGAGATTATTTTGATGAAAACAATCCTGAAGCAAATGTTTCGGGTGGTTTAAATGTTTTAAATAATTTAACGGGAGGTGCTTTAGGTGGTATTTTAAACAAAACTAGAAACCCTTCTGAAATATTTTTAGCGAATACAGGAAACGGACAACAATCAATATTATTTGGTAATTTAAATTATAACTTATACCGACCTACATATAAGAAAAACCTTATACAAGGGGCGTCACAAGCAATCAATAACCTATTCAACGGAGATAACGGTGGAGGAGGATATTATGTTGGTAGTGAAAACGCGGAACCAGGATTAATTAACAGTCCATCTAATGAGGTTGCTACCGATAGATTCGGTAAACAACAAGCAACACTTGTTTACGGACCTGATGAATTAGGTAAATTATATGAGGGTAATGAAGGTAAACTTAATTTTGGTTTAGCGGCAAAATCACATAACGATGGTGATGGTATTGACGGTAGATTTGTTTGGACATCACCAAAATATAGACCAAACGCAGGGTTTAAAGTTGGTAAAGGTGGAGAAACATTTCAACAAGATCCCGAATTTAATGTAATAGAAGCTCAATATAGTCAAGATCAATCAATTGATGTTCAATTTAAAGGGGGTTCTATATTAGACAACACTCAAAGAATTATTGATGCTGCGGACAATGTTCAAGGGGCAAAACGACTTAAACACGTTGGTAACGCAATAAGTCAAGTTTCAAAAGTGTTTAACGATGGTTATAAAGAATTAACAAAAGGTTCACAAGTAATTGCGTATTACGATTCAAGTACGGGGAGTAATGTAATTGGTGAGAGTGGATTTGAAGTTGGTAGAGAGTATTGTAGAATCTTCCAAAAAGATACACCATATTACACATATGCCGATTTACAAAAAACTGATGGTATTACTACTTCAGGGAGAAGATTTAATAATTCAGTGTTAGATAATACTTTTAATTTAAATATTGCTCCGTTAAACCCGTTAAGAAATCCTGGATCGACTAATATTGTTGATAATAAAGTTAAAAAATATATGTTCTCACTTGAAAATTTGGCTTGGAGAACATCAAGTGAACCGGGATTTAGATATGATGATTTACCTGTTTGTGAAAAAGGTCAAAATGGGGGTAGAATTATGTGGTTTCCACCATATAACATAACATTTAGTGAAGATAGTAAGGCGAGTTGGAACCCAACATCATTTTTAGGTAGACCGGAACCTGTTTACACATATAAAAATAGTTCAAGATCCGGAACATTAAGTTGGACGATAATTGTTGATCATCCATCGGTTATGAATACAATTGTTAGAGAACAACTTAAAACTAGAACACCACAAGAAATTAATTCAATAATGGATTCATTCTTTGCGGGTTGTGTAAAATATGATATATACGATTTGGCAATAAAATTTAACCAAATACCAACATCTGAACTATATACTTACCAACAACTTTTAAATGATCCGACAAAAACAGAGGAAGAAAAAGAAATTATAATATCAAATATTTCTGTTAATGAATCAACGACTACCACTTCATCTAGTACAGGTGCTGATTCTTTAAACACAAATACCGCTAAAATGGGACCTAATCCTGAAGAAACAATTAGTGTTACTGAATTTAATGATGAGTTTAAAGATTATGCGTTTTATTTTGAAAACGATTCACCGTTCTATAATCCAAGTAGTGTTATTAAAAATCCTTCAGATCCTGCGGGGTGGAAAATTGCCGGACCAGCATCTAATGTAGATGAAACATTAGGACTTAATGAGAATTGGAATTACGAACAATATTATAATTATTATTTAGGATTAAGAAACCTAGGATATAAAACTAAAGTTCCTGCAAAATGTTTTGTTTCAGGAACAACTGAACCGTTTCTGAAGGAAGGTGTTCAACAATTCTTTGATAATGTTGTTATTGATAATTTTAATTACATTAATAACAATTTATTAAAAAAAATTAAAGAATTTATTGTTGATAAAAAAGGAACCATAACAATAGAGTTACAAGGTTCTGCATCTCCAATACAAGAACCAACATATAATCAATATCTTTCAGATAGAAGAATTGATTCAGTTGATAAATGGTTTAAAGAACAAAATGTTGGAGGTGAGAATTTTAAAAAGTTTTTTGATGAAGGTAAATTAAAAATAAGAGCAACAGGTACAGGAGAAGAAACTAGTGTTTCTCCAAAATCTAAAGATGGTACAAACATTACAATTGATTGTCGTAAAAATATTGTGGATGGTGAAACGCCCACAACGGCTAAAATTAATAATTATGGTGGTGAATGGTATTCAGTTCCGGCAATGGCTTGTAGAAAAGTTAGAATCGCATCTATTCTTGCGACGTATGTTCAAGAACCTAAACCTGAAGTTGGTCAATTAATTAGAATTGATCCAACTACTGATGTTGTTACAAATACAAATATTGACGTACCACCAATTAAAATAATTGAAAAGCCTGATCCAATTAAAAAATTGAAAGATGGTATTTCTAAAAAAATATTAA